ATGGATAGAAAATGTAAGGTTGTTGTTGTTGGTAAGAAATGTAGTAAAGAATCTACAAGAATAACTTACACAGATATGAATGGTAACGAATGTTGTGGCCATACCTACAAATTGCAAGACGAAAGTAACCCATACAAATATGAAAACAAGACTTGCAATGCAGTGATTGCTACTGCAGAAGAGAAAAAAAGATATGAACAGGGGGAAATATGGTAACTAACAAGTACACAAACTCTTTTGAAGAGCGACAAAATGTTGAAGACATGGCCGATGTGGCCATGTTAAGACATCTTAAGAACACTAATCTTAGTAAGAATGTACAGTGGGCCAAGCTAGGACCGGATGCAAAAGAAAATTTTGTACCTGCGTACTGGTTGGTATCCCAAATTATTGTATGCCCGGACTATGTAGTAGCTTTAAATGACAAGTTATATCTAATTGAAGTTAAAGGAACTAACAAGATTAAGTTAGCTGATTATGAAAAGCTACAAGAAATGCATACTAAAGCTATTGACATGGACGGTAAAATAAAAATAGAGATAGCAGTAATGTACTTTAAACATCCCGAAGCTACTCCTATATGGATTACATTCACTAGATTACAAAAGATGTGGGACTCTATAAAGCAATTTAAGGAGTACCCCGAGAAGGATTTCCAGGGAAAGCCTAAGTTATATAAGGTTTTACCCCTTGTTTAATCAAGCAGTTAAACAATTACTGGAAAACTGGGGCCTCTATCGTTCATCAAGAGCGTTAGAACTCCAGGATGAGACCACAAACCACTCCTTTGTGTGAAGTCGATTGACTTGTCAAGAGATGGGCATTGAAACCAGTGCCTATCTCCTTGATTCTTAGCACGAAAATGGTGGTAATGTGCAGTTATTAATACCTCAGCATCACCTGTTGGTAGGAATCCAAACATCTGACCTTTCCACCAGGCCTCAATCTTAGCTTCAGCGTTACCTCCACCACCAGTCATGTGACCATGTGTAAATGCAGTCTTCTTACCTTTAATTTCTAGGTTTAAATGATAACTTTCAGGTACAATGACCTTTACTTTTTTGTATCGTTCTTTGTTTGCAGCAAAAATCTCATCCATTATCTCTAAATGCATGGTATCTGAATTATCTAAACGAGAACTTAAGACCTGGCCTTTACCACTTCTAGTCATTTCACCATGGTTTCCAGGTACACCAGTCAAAGTTATCTTATCTACATGAGGCAAGAATGTTTCAACTGTCTTGTAAATCATAGCTCTTGCTAATGCATATTGCTCCATCAGATTTAGAGAAACATTAAAGGCTTGACTTTCGTAAAAGAATTTAGAACAGCCCTCTGTGAGGTCACCCATTCCTACTAAGAAAATCTCATCAATCTTCTTTCCCATCTTTCTGTAGTTTCTAAGTAAAGCAACACCATCTTGCAAGGCCACATCGTATCTCTTTATTGTGTTCTCAACTCCGTAATCGTCCTTGCCGAGTTGCCAGTCACTCATCATCCAAAGCATAGCTGTATCTCCACCAAATATATTTCGCTTAGTTAATGGTGGCTTCTTTGCTGCTTGTTTAATCAATGAGTTAAAATGTTTGTCATGACTAGCAGATTTTCTACGGATAGTTCCTTTAAATGCATGGAATGTTTCTACAATCCCACCTTTTAACTGTGCATTCCAGGAAGATACCTTTAATATACCGTCAATTTCGTAGACATTTGGGTCGAATCCCCATTGTTTTATGATACTATCGAAGTTATTTTCGTAGTTAGGGTCTGTTCCTACATGTACAAGTTCACCCTGCCCAGTGTTTGGGTCTATATCGATAGAAGGTTGCCATCCTGCTTTATAAAAATTATTACCATTTTCTGCAGGAATAGCAGTGGCCTTCTTTTTGTTACTCTTTTTCTTAGACATCGCAGCCTTTCTGTTGTTACTCTAGTTTACAACAGATATTGACTTACCGATGTATTTAAGTTATTTACTTACTGATTGAGAGTTACCACCAATTTGTTTTTTGGCGTAAGTCTTTATGACTGTTAGAGCAGCACCACCACCTGCAAGAGCAGCTAACTGAACTACTTCAGCATCTACACCCACTAGTGGAGCTACAGTTAAAGCACCTATGAACGCTTCAATGAAGGTCCAACCAGTTCTCTCTAACATATCTTTGAGTTCTTCACTCATATATATCTCCTAATTTATTAATCTACCTTTAATCATAGCATTAGTCTTGATGACATTTCCGTTAATCTCCTGGAGTTTATCATATACAGACTCAGCTAATATCAAATGGTCTTTAGCTTTATTATCTAAAGGTTTATTCTCCAACAAATTATTAATAGTATTGTATTTAATGCTAACTTTCTTACCTTGTAGTAATTGATTAGCCACTTTTGAATACATCTTCTTGTACGCCACAGCACTTGAGCCGATGAATCCGTCAGCAGATATATCTAAATCTTGTTGACTTTCTCCGACAATAAGACAGCCCGAGGTATGTTCATCGGTGTTGCCAGTATGTATCAGTATGTATGTAAAGTTAGGTACATTTTGTATGTGCAACATACCATAATGTGCGTTCTTATATCTCTCAGAGTACTTGGCATGAAAACCACCAGTCTTTCTAAACTCTACATCGTATGTACCCTCGGGTATGCAGGTCTCATGCATTACTTTGACTGCTTGATACTGGTCTTCTAGTGTATAACACTCAAAGATACCATCAATAAACAGCATCCCATTGGTAGCATCTTTGCCAAACTGAGTTCTAATAACATCTAACTGCAATGTTCTGACCCATATTTATAGTTACATACCTGTATGTATGTACCATTATCTTTTTGATTTATAAAACACATTACTCTGTACCTTCTTTAGGGTTTTCCCATGCTTCATTGTCTGCAGTAGTTATATCATCTGATACGAATTTACCTTCTTCATCTCTTGCTCTGACTTCTCCGTCTTTTTTTGCATTAAGATACAGTGGTATATTTGAAGATAACCCTGTAACAATAGGTGTCTCACCATTTAACATTACTGTTGGTGTAAAGACTTTCTTACCATCTTTTTCTATTGTTAACAGTTCCTCAATTAGATATTGTAATTTTTTGTCGGACATATTGTACTCTCACTTTCTAAATCCTATGGTTAATAACCATATAGCTAATGTAACTATTGTAGCAAGTCCTGTCACCTGTTGTGCAGAACCAGTCAAAGTTAATGTTGCAATAACTAAACCCACTAGAGTCCAACTAAGGTTTAATGTTTCCTTAATTGCTTCTATTATCCAGTTACCTAGTTGTTTAAACATTACCTCTCCTATATATAAAAGCAGCCATAGTAGCTATTCTAGTCAAAATTACTGGCACTACAACCTCTTGTGCTTTTTCCTTTTGGTCATTGGTCATGTCATCACCTATGTTTGCAATGGTTATATCACCTAAATTATTAAAATCTACGAAGGTCTCTATAGGATTTTCTATGAATGATTCGTAAGATATCTCTGTAACAACATCAGCAAGGGTGTAATTCTCTACATCAGCATTCTCTACAGCTCTTTCCACATACTCTTCTACTGCTTCAGCTATAACCTCGTCATCTTTAACAGACTCAGCAATGATAGCTACATCTTCTGCTTCTACTTGTAAGACTTCAGCTACAACTTCTATTTGTTCTTCAGTAAGTTCTTCAACATCTGCAATAGCTTCCTCTACAACAGCTTGTACTATCTCTTGTACTTCTTCAGTAGCTTGTTCTAGGTTTTGTACACCGACATCATTTACTTGTTCTAGTACTTCAACAACTTCTTCGACAGTAGCTTCTTCAACTACAATTTCTTCTACAATTTCTTCTACTTCAGCTACTTCAACAGCAACTTCTTCTTCAGTAAGTTCTATCTGTTCCAGGTCCTGTTCCTGGGGTATCTCTCCAGTGACATCCTCGTTAACAATTTCCTGTATTGGCTCATCCAAAACTTCCTGGACATCCTCTTCAATCTCTTCATCTATAATCTCCTCTTCTATTTCATCTTGTATTGGTACTTCATCCACGATTTCGGTAACAATATCTTCCAAATCAAATTCAATAATCTCGAACTCAATAGGTAGTTCTTCAAACTCCAGTATTTCTTCTTCAAATACAATAATTTCTTCTTCAAGAATCTCTTCTTCGAGTATGTCGAGTACCACAGTATCATCTTCAAGAATGATGAGTTCCATTTCTTCTTCAAGTTCAAGTAACTCTTCCTCAGTAAGTTCAATGTATTCT